GACACGTTTCATTCAGCGGCCATAACTCAGTCTTGGCAAAACAGCACCCAACCAGTGTTTAAATTGCACAACAGCGATCCATTTTTTGCACATCAAAATTGTGGATTTGCCACATTCAAAAGTTATCATTTCATACGCGGCAAGTTGTACAAGTGTGCGCCGGTGGCACTGATGCCCGAGTTTGATCAACAACACACATTGGATATATCTGATGCAGACAGAGCATTGTTAAATTCGTATCAGCCACTGAGCGTGGACAACTTTGAAACTTATCAACAAGAATTTTTTGCTCAATTGGATAATCCCATTGCACAGTGTAAATTTTGTCCTGAGCAGTACACATTTCAAAAGATATTTCCAGTGGTCAAAGGATCTTGACCATGTTTGATCAAGAGTTTTATCGCATTGATCTTGGAGAAATATTTCAGCAGAGTCACTGCATGTATCATGAGCATGCAATGGTGCATTTGTTTTCAAGTGTGTTGATGAACATGGGTTATCAAAAAATACCCGGCAGTGCCAGAGCATGGGGGCGCGGCAGTCGCAAGGTCATTGTGTGCCTGGCCGACGACTTTGGAGTCAACCGAGATGATTGGAGCCTGCCACCCGATCAGTGGTTTGATACTGACACCACAATCGTCACCGACAACCACATGCCCTTTGCTACCAATTATCAGATTCTGAAGTTGCCATCAAGTTACTTTGGAGTGTTTAGTTATGTGCCAGCAGATCAAAATTGGACACCAAGTCGGCGATTTAATTTTTCGGTCAACAGGCTGGACAGTCAGCGACAGTTGATTTTGTTAGAATTGACGAAACAGTCGGGCGGGATTGATCAAGTGCAACAGTTGGATCATGTGAATTTCAATGCACGAGCACAGGGCAATGAGCACACTGCTGAACATGCTCAGCACAGTTTTGCACATTGTTGGACACAGCTGAATCAATTGCATAATACTGAATATGCTGAGTGGTTTGATCAAACCCAGCCGCACATACCCATTAGAAATCATGCACTAACAGTTGAGCAAACACAGGTTGGTGCGTATCTCAATTTAGTAATTGAAACCTATGCCGGAGATGCCACTGTAGCATTCAGCGAAAAGATATTTAGAGCATTGGTAACGCCAGCACCTTGGGCTGTGTTTTCAGCAAAACATGCTGTGGAGTATTTGAAAACACTGGGGTTTGATGTACTAGATGACGTGGTAGATCACAGTTATGACAGTTTGACGCAAAGTAACACCATGTACGGGCATGGAAAAATCACAGAATTTGTCAAACTCAACATACAAAATTATCACAACATAAAAAATTCCGATCAAGTCAAATTGGCTGCGAGATGTCACGCAGCGGCCACACACAATCAACAACTGTTGGCACAAATGCAACGCCAGTGGCCCGTGGATTTTGCTCAATGGTTGCCCAACACGATAGCAAAACTTCAATAAATACAGGAACCGGAGTTCCAGATGCCAGAACAGCAACAGCAATCACTGCCTACACTGAAACAAAACTTGATAGAATATGTCAAGCTTCAGTTGGGCGGAGATATCATTGACCTAGAACTAGACCCCTCACACTACGAAGCGGCCTATCAAAAAACCATTGGCACCTATCGCCAACGAGCCAATAACGCCTACGAGGAAAGTTATAGTTTCATGCAGTTGGTACAAGATGTCAACATCTACGAACTGCCTCAAGAAGTTGTGAGTGTGCGTCAAATATTCCGCAGAACATTTGGCGACAGTTCAGGACCGTTTGCAAGTAACTTTGACCCATTTGCACAAGCAAGTATCAATGTGTACTTGATGAACTTCAACGTGGCAGGTGGCCTGGCCACATATGATTTCTACAGTCAATACATTGAGCTGGCTGGACGCATGTTTGGCGCCTACATGAACTATACCTGGAATCCAGTTACCAAAAAACTGCAACTGATCCGTGACCCCAAAGGCTCCGGAGAAACTGTGTTGCTGTGGACCTACAACTTGAAACCTGAATTCAACCTGTTGAGTGATCATCAAATAAAACAATGGTTACGAGACTACATGGTGGCCAACTGCAAAATGATCATTGGCGAAGCACGTGAAAAGTTTGGCACCATTGCCGGACCGCAAGGCGGCAGTGCGTTGAATGGCACTGCGATGAAAACCGAAGCGCAGGCCCAGATGGATGCGTTGGTTGTTCAATTGGTAAACTATGTGGATGGGTCACAACCAATCACCTGGGTTATTGGCTAAACTGCACACACTTTTATCAAAATTCCTGTTATAATACAGCATGGACTTAATGATCGACATCGAAGGTTTGGCAACAGGTCCTGAGACCACAATTTTAACCATTGCGGCACAGGCATTTGACCCTCTTGGCACTGGCTACTACCAGCACAAATACTATGCTCGAGTTGATCTTGAAAGCCAAGAAAACCGCACCATTGAACAAGGCACCATAGACTGGTGGGCCACACAACCTGCAGCCGCACGGGATGAAGCGTTCAATGAGGTGGGCCGTATCCCACTAGACCAAGCCCTGGACGAACTTCATAAACTGTGCTGGAAGTGCAATCGTATCTGGATGAATGGTCCCACATACGATGCCAACATCCTGGAGCATGCCTACAAGAGTTATGGCAAACCCCTGCCTTGGCAATATTATAAGATCTGTGATGCACGAACGGTATATAAGCTGTATCCAGGATTGCCTAAGCCACCTACCAGCCATCATGCGCTGGAAGACTGCCGCAGACAAATTGACATGCTACAAGCAACCTTGGCTCATCTAAACATCAAGGAATTGGCATGATTATTGGAATTTGTGGATTTATTGGCTCAGGCAAAGATACCATTGCAGACTATCTTGTGAATCTACATCACTTCCGACGAGAAAGTTTTGCCAACACATTAAAAGACGCTGTGGCACAGGTGTTTGGTTGGGACAGAACCATGCTGGAAGGCCGTACAAAAATGGCCCGTGAGTGGCGTGAACAAGTTGATCCCTGGTGGGCAGAACGCTTGGGCATACCACACTTGACCCCACGTTTTATTCTACAGCAGTGGGGCACAGAAGTTTGCCGTAAGAACTTCCACGACGACATCTGGATTGCCAGCTTGGAAAACAAACTGCGCAATTCAAAAGACGATGTTGTGATCAGTGACTGCAGATTCCCCAACGAAATTGCTGCTATCAAACAGTCCGGTGGCATGGTAGTGCGTGTGGTGCGTGGCCCTGAACCCGAGTGGTACGATGCGGCTGTGAGTGTGAACCGTGGACCCAACGGCAATTCAACCTGGTCACTTAGTGGACGCAAACTAGAGCAACTGGGTGTGCATGCTAGTGAAACATCATGGGTAGGTACCCAGTTTGATGTTGTGTTAGACAACAACGGTACCTTAGACGACCTATATCAGCAGGTCAAGCGTCTGGTTCGAGATCACCCGCCCGCCAAGTGACTTCTGTGCGTGACACTTCTTCTACACAATTTTTACAAATTGTTTTGAGATTTCTCAATGCAACATTGTTGAGATCTCCATCAATGTGATACACCAACAATTGACTGGCAAATCTTGCTCGAAACCCGCATCTATCACATGCGGGTTTTTTCTTGTATCCTGCTGATTTCCAACGAGGTTCTCTGGCTTTGATACCACGTCCTCGACGTTGGCAAGTCTCACAACGACTACGGTAATGTGTTGTATCTTCTTTAATGTAATTCACAGCACATGGCCGTTGATTGCAGGCTTGACATATGGGTCTCATCAGGTATTTAGTGCATGGACCTTGGCCAAAGGGCAGTGTAAACTGGGTTTTTTTGGGTATGCCTATAAATATCAATAACTTGAAAAGGAAGTAATCATGGCACTAACATCACCTGGCGTAGAAGTAGTAGTAATTGACGAGAGTCAATATATCCCTTCCGCGGTAAACACAGTACCCTATTTTCTTGTGGCCACAGCACAAAACAAAGCTGATGCTGCAGGTATAGGCATTGCAGCAGGCACCACTGCTGCCAACGCCAACAAAACATATCTTATAACCAGTCAACGTGATCTTGCAGCCACATTTGGCGTGCCATTTTTCTACAGCACTACCACTGGTACTCCCATCAACGGTTACGAGCTCAACGAATACGGTTTGTTGGCAGCGTACTCTGCACTGGGCGTGTCAAACCGTGCTTATATTCAACGTGTTGACATTGACTTGACTGAATTGACAGCAACTCTCAGTCGCCCCACTGGCAATCCCAACAACGGAACTTATTGGTTGGATACTTCTACCACAGTGTGGGGAGTGCAAGAATGGAATCAAACTTCAGCCACATTTACCACAAAAACTCCATTGGTAATTGTAGACACTGTGAACGTAGTAGACTTTGATGCTGGCGATTACACTCCTATCCCATCATTTGGCAGCGTCGGAGACTATGCAGTGAGTGCAGTGGCATTGAACAACCCCATGTACTACAAAAACGAAGACAATGACTGGGTACAAGTGGGCACAGACGCTTGGAAAATATCTTGGCCAGCAGTGGTTGGATCAACCACCCCATCAACTCTAACCATTGGTGCCAATATCTACATCAATGGCAACTTGATTGCTGTGGGTGCTACCAACACTGTGACAGGATTTGCCAACACTATCAATGCAGCAGCCATCACTGGTGTCAGTGCTGCCAATGTGGGCGGCAGCCTGGCTATCTATGCCAACAGTCTGGCCACCAATGACGGATCCACTGCATCGGGTGGTCTTGTTTCAATCATACCTGGTCCCAATGCCGGCACTGCACTGTTGACTGCACTGGGTATCACAGCGTTGGAATATCGTTCACCTGCTTATTTCCCAGGCTACAGTTATCAGGCTCCACGATGGAGAACCACAGACACAGGCACTGGTGTGAGCACAGCACCGCATCCCACCGGCAGTGTGTGGCAAAATCTCAGCTCAGTCAATGCAGGCATGAGTCTCAAAGTCAAAAAATATTCAGCCGCATTGGATGTGTTTGTGAGTCAAACTTCTCCAGTGTACGCTGACGATGCACAGGCCATATTCAATCTTGACCCCACTGGTGGCGGCAAGAATATACCTGTAGGCACAACCTATGCACAATACAACAGCTTGGCATCAACCACTGCACCAAATGCTAACAGTGCTTTTCTTCTGTTGGAAAGAGCTGCACTGGGAGCCACAATTGTAACCGGCACAACCACTCCTACTGGCCTTGCATTTACCCCAGGTGATACTTTTGTGTTGATTGGCACAGAAGCCGGCACAGCCGCTGTGACCACAGTCACAGTGACCATTGCAGGTACAGGCACAGTGGCCAATTTTATCTCAGCAGTGAGCCTGGCCAATGTGCCATTTGTCAGCGCCAGTGTAAACAGCGCAGGCAGAATTGTGTTTACACATTCACAAGGTGGCACTATTTTTGTAGGCCCTGATATAGGCACACCGTTGACCACAGCTGGTTTTTCTGTCAACACCACATACGTCAGAGCTGACCCACTGGGCGGAGGCTATCTTGTGTTGTCCAATTGGGTAACAAGCCCACAGTTTACCTACACTGCCAGCGACAATGCACCAGATCAAAATCCTGCCAACGGCAGATTGTGGTACTACAGCACTGTGGACGAAGCAGATATCATGATCCAAGAAAATGGCGCCTGGCTTGGTTATCAAAACGTCACAAATGACGTGCGTGGCTTTGATCTCAGCTTGACCAATGCCAGCGGTCCCATAGTGGCTGCATCGGCTCCGCTTACACAAAATGACACAGCTGAATCACCATTGGAACTGGGCGATCTTTGGATCGATACCAGTGACCTAGAAGCTTATCCTGCACTGTATCGTTGGGAACAAGTGGACGGACTGGAGCAATGGGTAGCAGTGGATACCACAGATCAAGTCACACAAAATGGTATTCTGTTTGCTGATGCACGTTGGAGCACCACGGGCGCTACCAATCCTGTGACTGACGACATTCCTACCATAGAAAGTTTGTTGACCAGCAATCACTTGGACCTGGATGCACCTGATCCTGCACTGTATCCCCAAGGCATGCTGTTGTTTAACACACGTAGAAGTGGTTACAATGTCAAAGAGTTTACTACCAACTACTTTACCACAGCCAATTATCCTGATGCTGGTGCTTACAATCCTGCTGCGCCCACAAACAATGCCAACTTGCCATTGTACAGTTACACCTGGGTCACCACTAGCGGTAACAAAGCCGACGGTAGCATGTATGCAGGACGTCAAGCACAACGAGCACTGGTGATCAGAGCCATGCGAGCTGGTATCGATACCAGCCTACCTGCTAGAGAAGAACAAAATCAATTCAACTTGATAGCAGCACCTGGTTATCCTGAACTGGCCACCAATCTAGTGGCACTCAGCAATGAACGATCAAACACATTGTTTGTTGTGGGTGACACTCCCATGCGTCTGGCGGCCAATGGCACAGACCTTGCAATCTATGCCACCAACAATGGCGGACTTGGATTGCCAACAGAAGATGGATTGATCATTGGATCAGCTTATGCTGCTGTGTTCTATCCTTCATGCCAGACCAACGACTTGTCAGGCAACACTGTGGTGGCACCGCCCAGTCACATGATGGTACGCACAATCCTGCGCAGTGATGCAGTCAGCTATCCATGGTTGGCACCAGCAGGCACACGCCGTGGTGTGATTGACAATGCCAATGCAATTGGTTACATTGACTCTGCCACAGGTGAATTTGTGCAAACTGCCATTGGTCAAGGACTGCGTGATGTATTGTACGAAAACAACATCAACCCCATTACCTTTATACCAGGAGTGGGCATAACCAACTTTGGCAACAAAACTCGTCAGGGTGCTACCACTGCATTGGATCGTATCAATGTGGCCCGACTCATAGTGTTCTTGCGTGGACGCCTGGAAGAAATTGGCAAACTGTATTTGTTTGAACCCAATGACCAGATCACACGCAATGAAATACTCAACACCACAAACAGTCTGATGATTGACTTGATAGCCAAACGTGCCATCTATGACTATCTGGTGGTGTGTGACGAAAGCAACAATACACCTGCTAGAATTGATCGCAATGAACTTTATTTGGATGTGGCCATTGAACCTGTGAAGGCTGTGGAATTCATTTACATTCCACTGCGTATCAAGAATACTGGAGCCATTGCAGCTGGACAATGATAAAAGTGACCGGATTTTTCCGGTCACCTATTCAGCTAAATAAACATATAGGAGATAACAAATGGCCGTTTCATCATTACAGCGAATGACAGTACCCTTGGCAAGTGATCAAAGTTCTACCACTCAAGGCCTGTTGATGCCCAAACTTAGATATCGCTTTAGAGTGATGTTTGAAAACTTTGGGGTAAGCACTCCAAGAACTGAATTAACCAAACAAGTGCTCAGCGTGGCACGACCCAACTTGACCTTTGAAGAAATCGCACTGCCCATCTACAACTCAACGTTGAAGTTGGCTGGACGACACGCCTGGGCAGACATTGCTTGCACCATACGAGACGATGCAAGTGGCGCAGTGAGTCGTTTGATCGGCGAGCAGTTCCAGAAACAAATGGACTTTTTAGAAATGAGTTCAGCCGCAGCTGGTATTGACTACAAATTCCTTACCAAGATTGAAGTGTTGGATGGTGGCAATGGTGCCAATGCACCTGTGGTACTTGAAACCTGGGAACTGTATGGCTGCTACCTCAAAGGTGCTGACTACGGTGAACTCAACTATGGTACCAACGAAGCTGTGACCATTGCCATGACCATTGCTTACGACAATGCTAACCAAACTCCTGAAGGTTCGGGCGTTGGCACTGAAATTGGACGTGCTTTAGGTGATGTGGTAACTGGCTCAGGCGTCTAAACATGCCGTCATTTGGCCAGGACTTCTTAAAAGGGTTCACAGGCAACAACAGCTTGCGTGATTACCAACACGCAAGCCGTACATTTACCACCAATGCCTACGAACTCAAGCCACGATTCAAGTTTCTTTTTCATGTGAGTTTTACTTTGAACACAGCCGAAGTGCCTTTTTTGCGTGGCGCCTTTGCTGATCCAGACGACATCAAAAACATAAGCCTGGCAGTGAAGACTGTGGACTTGCCCAAGTACAACATTGAAACAGAAACATTAAATCAGTACAATCGCAAAAGAATCATACAGACCAAGTTAAATTATGAGCCTGTGAGTGTGGTGTTTCATGACACCAGCAACGACCTCATAAGAAAACTTTGGTACTACTACATGAGCTATTACTACAAAGATCCAGCTCAACGATACCTAGAACCTAACAACAACAACGGCAGCAACGGTCCTGATGCCAGTCGAGTGGCCGGCTTTGGATACACTGGTCGCGACCTCTACAGTCAACAACGTCTGGGCAATGTCAACGACTGGGGCTACATTGGCGAAGCATACAATGATGGCGCATCAACATTGACTTCAGGCAA